TATAGAACGCATCACCACGCATGCAATGAGCTACTTAGATCGTGTGCTAGACACGTATATAGCTTCAAAAAGGGGTCCAAACACGTGTTACGGGGTTTGTAACACCTGTAACACCGTGTAACACCGAAAAGAAAACGATTTATCCTTATCAGATACTTAGGGAAATGTTATGTGAGGAGACTAATGGGGCGCGCCCTGCCCTTGTTAGCAATGGACTGAGGCTGGCGGTTGATGTAGTTCCAAACACAAGTACACATGAAATTGTACCAGCTGCTCAATTGCAGGCGCCAGTTGACCTTGCTGAGCCAGCTGCGCGTGGACGGACTGGAAATAAAGCCGCGCGGGGTTTCGTGTTTACATCATATGATGTGTGCGTGCCGGAAGCGTACAAATGGGCGGAAATGGGGGTGAAGTATGCGGTGTGGCAGACAGAGGAGTGCCCTAGTACGAAAAGGCGACATCATCAAGGTTATGTGGAGACGCACAAGCCAACTAGGTTTACTGCGCTAAAGGCCGCTTTTCCGAGTGGTGGTAGTAATGCATGGTTCGGGGTGCGAAAGGCGTCACGAGAGGCTGCGCGAAGTTACTGCATGAAAGAATTTACACGGGCTTGTGAGGTGTTCGAGGGTTTAACTACTTTGGTGGGGCCGTGGGAGTGGGGTACTTGGACTGCCAGTGAGGCGAAAGCCTCGTCCTTAGAGGACCTCACAATAGAGACATATAAACTTTTGGAGGAAGGAAAAGATCGGATTTGGTTTGCGCAGCACAAGGGGCATCTGTTGGAGCGCTGCTCAAGGGTGATCGATGCGTATGAGCGGAGTAAGGGTTCGTCTAGCTTGTCTACTCCGCGAGTGCGAACTCGCGTTGTTGTTATGCAAGGACAAGGAGGGACGGGAAAGTCTTCTGCAGTTAGTCAATTCAGTGATCCAGGGAGTGTATTCAACAAGTCTAATAATTCAATGGGCTATTATGACGGTTATGATCCGAGCATGCACAGTACAATTGTATATGAGGAGGTGTCTTCTGCAAGCTTGAAACCCGATACGTTCAAGGAGATGGCCTCGACGGGGCCAGTTTCTTTGCAGATAAAGTACGGGATGGTAAAATTTGACAGCAAGATTGTCATGCTTTTAACCAATTCGTCATTTGATAAGATTTGGCGGAATGTGTGGACAAATGATGATTCAATTGCAGCAATTAAGCGGAGAATTGACGTGTGGATGAAGTTCACAAAGGGGGTATTTGAATGGAAAGGGTTCTCCATCGTTCGGTGGCGGGTGAAAGATGTAGATGATCCTGGCTCAATCTTGCAAGAATGGGTTGGGATTTGGTGCCCTGCTGATGCACCAGTCACGTTTGGAGACTGCCTTGCTCGTTGCCGTGAAGGCAATGAAGACATTGTGGATGAGCGATGGGCCAAGACCATATACAATTGGATGAAGCAAACAGAGATTATGTTGCGTGGTAGTTTGACTGAAGGCAAGGCTACAGCAGCAATGTTGAAAGTTCTGAATGAACCTATCAGGCGGGTCCGTGATATGCAGATTGCCTATGACTTGGCGGAGAAGCGACACATAAATGATTTGAATGCGAAACTTGGAGAGCTGGGACTTGCAGCGACAGAGATGAAAGAGAGAATGGGTGTGTATGACGATAGATACGATCTTATCCCTTCAGCTGGAGAGGTAGTTCCGATCTCATTAAGTCGAATGCCGGTAGTGTTCCGTGATATATATTCATCGCTAAGAGATGAATCAGATGAAGAAACATGCCAGAATTACACAAAGTCCCAGGATATTGACATAGAAGATCTGATGTCAAGTGATGGAGATGAACTGTGTAGGAAAAGGATTAGGACAGGTTAGGGTTAGGGTTGGGATCTTTTCAGCGGCGCAGCCAGCTAGCGCAGCGGGTTAGGGTTAGGGTTGTAATAAATCCAGGGTTAGGGCTGTAATAAGGGTTAGGGTTAGGGCTGTAATAAATCCAGGGTTAAGGCTGTAATAAAAGGTTAGGGTTAGGGTTAGGGTTAGGCTAGGGTTAGGTTAGGGTAGGAGAATGAGCAGGGCGAATTCGACGAAAAGAAAAAAGAAATGAATTAACAAATGTCGGGAGGGTGTGACACCAAAAAAAACCACTGAATCTCTATTACCAGTGGTTTTGTAACACCGTTTACAAATTGACCCTGAGAAGCAGAACGGACATAGGTAAAGTACAAAACAAAAGTGTGTACCATATAGAACGCATCACCACGCATGCAATGAGCTACTTAGATCGTGTGCTAGACACGTATATAGCTTCAAAAAGGGGTCCAA